TGATTTGTAATCATCAGTTTGAGGTTCGATTCCTTGTACCAGCACCATTTTGGAGATATTATGAAAGTAAGATTGATATCATATACACAACCCGATAATATTATTGGAGTTGATAATGCACAGGAGTTGATTGCATACTGTGCCAGAGTGTCTAATCCGGGCAATCAAAACAACAAGGAAACCAGTGAGAAACTTGTAAAGTATCTGATCAAGAATCGTCACTGGTCGCCTCTGGAAATGGTCAATGCGTGTATTGAGATTGAGACAACCCGTGATATCGCAAGGCAAATCCTGCGGCATCGCTCGTTCTCGTTTCAAGAGTTCAGTCAGCGATATGCTGATCCTACTAAGGATTTGTCCTACCAAACTAGGGATGCACGTTTGCAAGACCCTAAGAACAGGCAGAACAGCATTGAGTTGAGTGAGAAAGATCGTCGTCTCAATGAAGACTTCCGTATGAAACAGATGTCCTTGTGGAGAGAGGCACAGAAGACATACGAGTGGGCAATTGAGAAAGGTATCGCCAAGGAACAGGCTCGTGCAGTTCTACCAGAGGGTATGACTGTATCTCGACTGTACATGAATGGCACACTGCGCTCATGGGTGCATTACATCGATCTACGCAGCGCAAATGGCACACAACTAGAGCATCAAGAGATTGCGATTGCGTGTGCCTATGAGATTGCTCAAATCTTCCCACTGATGAAAGAACTATGAAACACGTTCTAATTGGTAATGGTGAGTCACGCAAGTGGTATTGTCCTAGTCACCAGATGTTTGGTGTTCCCGTGACAACATGGGGATGTAATGCTATATACCGTAATGGTAAGGTGGACAACCTTGTAGCTGTTGACTATGGTATGCAACAGGAGATTTACGATTCTGGTTATGACGGTGCGTGTCACTTTGCAAACTGGAGTGTTCTACCGTCTTCTGTGGCTGACATGATGTTCATGGGATATGACATACCAGAGGCATTTGTACATAGGAGTAAAAATAGGACTGATAATTGTGTGATATCAGGTAAAGACCCTGTGACACTCAAAGAAAGGATTGAAGCTGCAATCCAGATGTTTCCATCACTTGACATGCAAGACCTTCAGATGAAGATGGAGAAGGATGTTGGTGTGTGGATTACATATGTCCGTGAGGATGACAACATAAATACAATTGACTTTCCTGTTGGATGGTCAGCGGGTAATACCGCTATGCACCTTGCATGTCAGCAGGGTGCAAGAGAGATTTATATATTGGGGTTTGACCTATCATCATATGATGAACCGTTGAACAACATGTATAAAGGGACAGATAATTATCTGTCAAGTGATGCAAGAGGTTTTAATCCAGTGAACTGGCAGAACCAAATGCAAACTGTTTTTAGAGAGTTCAAGGATGTACAGTTTTCTTGGGTAGATGCCACAGAGGAATTTATTCAAGAAAATAATCTAAGTTACTTGACAAAAGCAGAGTTTTGTGATAAGTTAAACATACTATAAACATACGAAACATATATTTACATAAGGAGAATACATATGTCGTTAAGTACACTCAAGAAGTCCAATTCTTTGGACAAACTGCTCGGTGCAGTACAAGCAGAAAACGCCCCCCAAGAGAAGAAGTCCTATCAGGATGATCGCCTCTGGAAGCCTACGATGGATAAGACCGGCAACGGTTATGCTGTCATTCGTTTCCTACCCGCAGTAGAGGGTGAGGATATGCCTTGGGCAAAAGTCTGGAACCATGCGTTCCAAGGCCCAACTGGTCAGTGGTATATTGAGAACTCTCTCACCACTCTTGGTCAGAACGATCCCGTATCAGAGATGAACTCTGCATACTGGAACTCAGGCGTTGAGTCGGACAAGGAGATTGCCCGGCGTCAGAAGCGTAAGTTGCAGTACTTTGCCAACATCTATGTTGTGCAAGACCCTGCGAATCCTCAGAATGAGGGTAAGGTTATGCTTTATCGTTTCGGTAAGAAAATCTTTGACAAGTGCATGGAAGCAATGCAGCCTGCATTCCAAGATGAAAGTCCTGTCAATCCCTTCGATTTCTGGGAAGGTGCGAACTTCAAGTTGAAGCTTCGTAAGGTTGATGGTTACTGGAACTATGACAAGTCTGAGTTTGAAGCACCGTCTGCTTTGTTTGATGATGACGACAAGCTTGAGGAAACATGGAAGACGCAGTATCCTCTGTCAGAGTTTACTTCTGCTTCTAACTTCAAGTCCTATGACGAACTCAAGAAGCGTATGGATATGGTTCTTGCAGGGACTACTACGGTAGGTAACGCAGCTGCGGTGATGGAAGATGCACCAAAGGCAGAACCTAAAGTAGATACAAAACCTACTCCAGCGCCTACTGTTGATACTGATGATGATGGGGACACAATGTCCTATTTTGAAAAGTTGGCAAACGAGTAAGAGAAAGGGGGAACTTCGGTTCCCCCTTTTTTTATATTGCTCCTGCTGCGTAAGCGGACCTGTTCAAAGCTGCAAATTTGTTATTACGAATATCACTCTTAGGCATGTGAGTAACATCTCCGTCTTTTTTCGAAACATTAGTAATTTGCGTATTTCCACCACCCTGTTGCGTTGCCGCAGCTGCTGTTGATGTGTCACCCGACATCGCCAATTTCTTTGCGATTGCTGCTTTAAGATCAGCAGTCTGGGGTCCAGTTTTATTTTGAGCAATGTTTGCCTTCTTCGGTGCAGCAATCAACCCATGTCTTTTTTCAAATGCAGCTTGTTTTGCCGCACCCTTGGCGACAAAGGCATTTTCATCAGTAGCATACTCTAATTTTTGTCGTGCTTGTTCTTGTTGTTTGAACAATTTATCGAATTCTGCTTGTTTCTTGGGGTCTTTGAAACCCATTATTTTACCAGTGCCGTCTATTGATTGCCCCGTTTGCACCATCTGACTTCTCAAAAGCTCCATCTTCATATCTAGTTCCAGTTTACTTTGTTTCGCGTCTTTTAATCTAGCTGCTGCCGGTGCAGCATCAAATCTTTGAGGTATCGCATCTGTCGGAACAATTTCACCACTGGGTAGCGTCGTCACCGACATTGACATTGATCCACCTGCCTTCATTGTGTTCTCATGGGTCATTCCCGCTGCCTGAAATTGTTCAGCGCGCCGAAGTTTCTTTCTTGTTAGTGTACGTTTTCTTGTTTTAGTGTTAGGATCGGCTATTATCGCCTTGTATTTATTAATTCTTCTTTGATCCCTACTGACAGGTGCTGCTGCATCATCTTCTGGCATACTCATAGGCATACCAGTTCCAGCATCACCCGCTGCAGCTGGTGCAGCGTCTCCTGGCATACTCATAGGCATACCAGTTCCAGCAGAACCACTACCACTGCCGGCACCACCAGTTTTAGCACCACCAGAACCGTTCATCCAACCATTGATATCTGGCAAAAACCAGCTATCTGGGAAGGCATCAACCGTTTCTCCAAGCATCCACTGCATTAGTCCCGTTGCAAGCATTTCACCACCAAAGTAACCTACCAGACCACCAATGCCAGCGCCGATAGGACCACCAAGCATTGCACCTAACGCTCCACCTAGTATAGATGCGCCAAGACCACCGAAAACACCTACGCCAGCTGATATTTTTGCTTTAGTGCTTAGATCATCATTACCGAAAATAGAAATTAAATCACTAATTGCAAATATAGCAGATAGCCCCGGAATTCTTTTTGCTACTCCTAGAAATTTTCCAACTTTAGGGAATTTTTGAAGTGGATTAATCGCCTTTGCCCCAGTTGGTGCTTTTGGAGCTCCAGCAGTTGGTGCTTTTGGAGCTCCAGCAGTTGGTACTTTTGCTGGTGGTGTTGGGGCCCGGGTTGTAGCTAGCGCAGCTCCAGCAACCGCGGCAGTTCCTGCAACTTTTGCTACTGTTTTAGCACCACCCGATGTAACCAACTTCTTAGCTTTACTCGCAAGAAGTTTACCAATGTTAAGCAAAGCACCAAATCGACCGCGAGGGCGTCTTGTTCGGCCAGGTTTACTACCGGCAGGACCACCACCGGCAGGACCACCGGCGGCGCCAGGGCGGGG